AATTATAATTTATTATTTTATTCTTCTGTTGTTGTTGGTTGTTTCTTTTCTGTGTAATATACTTCACCGCTAAATTGGAGGCTTTGTATATAAACGTCTTGCTCAAAAAATTCTGAGGCGTCAATGAGCTCACAATGCTTTAAGAACGTGTTTGCTTCCTCAACTTTATCAGTGTCTCGCAAAACTCCTTGGCAAAACTGATTTCTAATATAAGAGGCATATACACAACTTTCCGAGTATGAACCTGCTGCAATATTTATCTCAAATTCCACCTTATCACACACAAGGCCATCTTTTGTATAGCTTGGGGTGGTGCTTATCCTTTTGAATGTTATCCAAAGCTGATTCCTTGAATTATTATTGCTTGGGAATGCAACACACGGATATATATTAAATTGCGGCTCATCTTGCTCAGCTCCCTTCTCGGTTTGTACATTGTCCTCATTTAGCCATATTGCAGATATAATATTATGAGTTATCAGACCTGCTAAATAGAATGTGTTTATCATCGTGCTATTTTTTTATCTTGGCCAAGGCCTTATTCATTTCCGCTTCATATTTGGTTTTGAAATCAAAGGTTGAAAGCGCATTATCATAGAAATTGGTCGCTCGCATTGAACCTGTTGAGCGGCCGTTGGTTTTCTTGAAACGGTCTTTTGTTCCATGATTCAACCAACCTAAACGATACCATCCGTTTTGCTTGTTCCTTTTGTTCTTGGTAATCCTCACATAACGGGCAAATCCTTTATCGTTGCGGAATGTCTTACCCGCTCTCACACCCTGCAATATCTTATCATTGTAGAGCTTATTCCCTTTGCGAGTTCTACTATCTGTGATATGAATACCCGATGATTTGAGATTCTTTCTTGCCTGATTTCTGAGCTGCAAACCACACTTATTTATTGCTTGGCGGCTTGCCTTCATCGATTCTTTCTTCAATGAAGTAACAAAATCCTTTGCCGTGTTCCTTATTACTGTGATTGCTAACTTCATAACTTAGAAATATTCTATGCCGTTTTGCGTCCTATCCACGTACAACCAAAATTCTTTCAATTCAGGTTTGTGCTGAATCTCAACCACTCGATAGGTGTTGCTATATTCTTCTGTTTTTTGATTGAGAACCTTTGAACTCAACAGTTGAACGATTTTGCCCTCAGAAATGTAATTGTAATCATGATAATCTCTCACTGCAAATAATCTACTTGTGATTGGTCGCATGGCTTCACCAAATTCACCGTATTTGGTATTTGAGTCTTTCACTTCACGGCAAAATATCACCTTCATATCTTCCTCCTTTTTCTTGGGTCTAATCGTCCGCTGATTATAGCTCGCACCTTTCCAATCATGAGGTGGTTTCTTTACATTAGGGCTATGTGCTGTAATGTCTTGCTCATCTTGGAATTCAGCCGTCCCGACTTTCAAGTGTAAATTGTATTTCCCTGCAAACATATCTATCAACCGTTATAATTCTTATATAATGAGAGAATGTATTCATAAGAGTGATTCCCTTTTTGGAGATTACTGAGCGATTCTCTGTTCATGTACCATGTCGACAAAAGGAGGAGAATTGCATGAGCAAGGGGCTTTTTTTGCTCCTCACTCATACCATCAATATCATCTTCACAGATATGTTTTTGAACAACGACTTTTGCCGCGTCAAGAAGGGATTGGAGATACTCATTTTCTCCATTCCAATCTTTTTCAATGTTCAAATGTGCTTTGATTTCATCTAATGTAATTTCCATATCTGTTTATCGTTATGAATCTTATTTCAATGCACCAACCTTAATTGTTTCAGGTCTAAGCACTTTCACGTCGCAGTAGAAATTTACTACCAAACGCACAAGGCCTTGTGCTGCTTTTGTCATCGGATCAACAGTAATATCCAAACTACTCCAATTGGCAAGTACAACATTAGAAAAGTCACCATAGGCAAAGCGTTTTTCTGCAATGTTGCTTGTGCTGAGGGCTTCCGTTCCATCAACTGCGCCGTTTTCATATACAAGATTTGTCGTCTGATCTCCCTTTAGCATGTTGCGCAATCCACCCTTAGCTTTTGGAGAAAGAAGATAGACAACTTTGCCATCAACATTTGCATTCTCAACATCAGCTTCAAGGTCTGTAAGGTCTTTGAACTTTGATACTTCTGTGAGGGGTGTTCCGTTATTATAGAAAAGGCCTTGGGGCATGGTGTTTGTGCCTTGTTCAGCACCGAGGAACGTTTTTTCTAACTTGCTGTTGATAGCTGAAAGAATCTCTTCACGGATTACACGCTCAGCGCTTGCGGAATCTTGTAACAAGAATTGCTTGGAAACGTCTACAACGCAAGACAAACGCTTTGGAGATAATTTCACGTGGGTGAATGTCATATCAGTTGCGGCCGTCTCGCTTGTTTCTCCCTCCCAACTGCAATTTGCAGAAGAAGATAACGGGAATTGAACATCGCCCGTAAGATTCTCGAGTACTCTTGCGCCCGCCTGAACGAGGACATTTTTAGCTTTAAGACTACCCATCACGTCCATGAGGTTGGTTGCAACAACGTCTTCACCTTCTGTTTGAACAGTGATTGCACGTTCTTCATAATTTGAAGGCAATTGGATTTGGCCTACCAATGAGAGGGAACGATTTCTCATCTCTTTTTGACCCTCTAAAACCACGGCTTGTGCGATTGGGTCAAGTGAACGATTTTCCGCAATTGCGCGGATTGAATTAAGTAAAGAAAAATTCTTCTTCATGTTGTGTTTTTCTGTATTGTTATTATAATTATAATTTTCTTCTTTGGCTCTGAGTTCTGTTTCTAATTCATTGATTTCCTCATTGATATTAGAAATGTCCTTGCGGAAATTATCCATCTTACACTTGTCATCATGGCTAAATGCCCTAATTTCCAATTTCCGCTTGTTGCAGATTTCACGGACTTCTGAAACGATTTGTTCCTTCAATTTCTTTTTCTCGGAAATCTCATGTTTTATGTGATGTGTACTTCTAATGCTCATATAATATAAATAGTCTATTCTTCTAATAAATAGCGTGGTATCATCAAAGTTTTTCAAATTCCTCAATGGTTGCGTCCATGATATTGTTTATCTCCTCTGATTTTGCCCTCACATCGTTTGCGCGATTAGATAGTTCTAATGTTCCACCATTTGGATATGCAGGATTGAAGACAGCTGAAATTTCATACAAACGCATTTTATATATTTCATGGCACAATTGCGGGTGCTCAAACGATTGACCACCACAATTAAATTGATAGTTCCATTCATCACTATTCTTGTCCTCGTGAACTGAAAATCCAAAAGACATGCCACCTAAATCCCCACGCTCGATATATTCTTTTACTTCACGTCCAACCTCTGTATCGGGTAACTCGAGCATAAAGCGCAAGCCCTCATTCTCAACAACTTCAAGCATAAGACTTCCTTCCTTCTTGTCATTTTTTGGACGATGAACGCCGAGCACCTTTTTTTCATCATGGTTATAATACATGTAGATGAAACTCTTATCAATGTCTTCTTGTGTGATTGCGCTTGGCAATATGATTTCATAGAAATCCCCACCGATAAGCTGCGACCAAACATTAAACCTGATAGCCCAACCGCTAATTACATTATCTGAAAGTTCAATTTTGCCTTCTTGCTCAAATGAACGCTTTTCAATTTCCTTCTGTTCCTTCATTTTCTTCTTCTTGTGTGTCTGAATTATTTATCGTGTTCTGTTCTATATCCGTGTAAGCGATAATGTGTTTATCACCGTCCTTAATTGCTTCATAGCCCAATTCATTTCTAACTTCATTGATTGAAATGCAGCCGTTTTGCAAGAGCGTTGAATAATAGTTTGCTTGCTGTGATTTTGAGAGACGCAACAAATTATTCTCATCAATATCGATTTTATACTTGCCTTGGTATTGAGGAGCAAATAATTTTCTGCTGAACTCGTGTTCTATCATTGAAATGTAGTTCTGAATCGTGGTTGTAAGAAATAGGTTCATTAAGTCCTCAACGTTGCTTGTTTTATCTCCAAGGCCAAGCAACGACGGCGGTACTCCAAAGAATGAACAAATCTCTATCGCATTAAATTTGCGAGAATCTAAGAGCTGCATTTCTTCTGCATTACTACTCAACGCCTGATATTTCATATCTCCACTCAACACCAAGACACCATTTGTCGATTGCGTCCAATTGTTAGCGATATCCTCTTTCTGTTTCTTGCTGATTGCGCTGAGCGTCGAGAGCACACCACGGGCGGGCTGCCCACCACTTTGGAATATCTGTTTTGCTGAATTTTCCGCCCCGTGTGCAATTTGTAATTGACGAGCGGCAAAACTAAGTACAGATTGGCCGTGTATTCCATCACTTGAATTGTTCTGCAAGTGGATTATATCAAAGGCTTGTATCTTCTTCACCTTATTCAAGAAAGGCACTTGGTAATACAATTCTTGCTTTTGCTTGTTCCAATACACCGACACATCAGACGGCTCTAAATATGTAATGTCCACAACATCACCTTGCTCATTCCGATTCAAGTAACAAAAGGCATTCCCCCTTAATAGGACATCTGAAATCAACTTCTTCATGAAGTTGTATTTTGTCATCACCATATTGCCCAAAACCTTCTGTAACCGATGATTTTTTTGTTCTCGTGTGTTTCCCTTCTTGTCGATATATAAGACATTCAGGGGCAAATTAGCCACCGTTGAACTGATTAAATCGACACACCTAAATACACTCGAGAGATTTTGTGCACGGTCGTTGTTGTTGAAAAGGTCTTGGAATGTATTAAGCCCTTGCCCGATTCTCTCTTCATAAGAAATCATCGACGGCTGTTCTAAATTCCGCTTTTCTCTTTTTATTGTTAAACCAAATATTTTCATTGGCATTATTGATTTTTTCTATATTATATTGAGGTGTCAAGTATTGGATTTTCTAAGAAGCGGCCAAGGGACTGCAAAATACTAATCACCCCATCAATCTTGTTTTGACCTGATTTCTTCTCTGATTTTCCGCTTCCTGATTTAATCGGCTTTACATTGTCACACGACGGTTCATGCTTCAAAACACAGTTGGAGAAACACCACCTTGTAATTGGATTATAGTCGAGCACGACCTTTCCGCTTTTGAGAAGTCTTTCAAATTCCCGCGTGGGTCGGTTGAAGTTGAATATGCTTTGGCTATAAGGTTCAAATGGTAAGCCAAACAGCGATTGCCCTGAAATTACAAATAAAGTTGCATTCCATTGGTCGTAAGCGATAGAAGAGATGGTAAGGGGGAAATTTCCGAGAAGCTCTAAAATTTTATCGTAGTCTGTCACATTGCCGTTTGTAGCGATTAAATAGCCTTCTCTTTTCCATCTTCTGTACAACTCACAATTGGAATTGCTTGGATTAAGGCAAGATTCAGGAATGAAATACCACGTTTTGAAATAGTGTTTCTCATTATGATAGACGTGCGCAGAGACCGCGCAAAGATCGCTAACTGCCGCCAAATCTACCCCCACGGTGCATAAGTCCTCATCAGGATTAAATTTGCTTAGTTCAAACGATTCAGAACATGCTAAGAGTTCATCGTGTGTAATCCAAGTATCCATGCTATCACACCACAAATTGAAATTCTTTGTAAGAACGCCCGTCAATAATGAAGTGTTGTTCTGTGCATTTACTACCTGTTCTCTTAAATACTCCTTGGACACTGTAATTCCCAAACTTGGATTGCTTTTTATCCAACATTCTTCATCATTGAAAATATCATCTTCTTCATCTTGGGTATATATTGCGATGAATTGCG